TTACAAATGTGGACAAGAGGAGCCTGAGTATAAGGTAAACGGATATAAACGAGATTGTATGGAGTGTGGTGGTATGGGTAGTGTGTTAGAAGTAACTGAGATGATTGACTTAATCAACGATTTGTTCCTACGAGGCTTACTATCTGACCAAGTTGTAGAGGATGTAGTAGATGAAGAGTATGAACGTACCGAGTTAGACTTTGATGATGATACTATTAGGGCAGAGATGGATGCCTTTCACGACAGCTTGGAGTATGAGTATGACTAAGATAGTAGTAATACCTGACGCACAGGTTAAGAAGGGCGTACCAATTGACCACTTGCTCCACATTGGTAAGTACATAGCAGAGAAGAAGCCTGATGTAATTGTTAATATTGGTGACTTCTTTGATATGCCAAGTTTATCATCGTATGACAAAGGTCAGAAGTCTTTTGAGGGTAGGCGTTACTTAGATGATATTGAGTCTGGTAACTTAGCTATGGACTTGTTCATGCAACCTATTCGTAAAGAGATGAAACGGTTAAAGCGTAACAAGAAGAAGTCTTGGAACCCCAGGTTTATTTATACAATGGGCAACCATGAGAATCGTATTACAAGAGCGATAGAAAAGGATGCTGTGTTGGATGGGGTGATAGGGTATAAAGACTTTTCTCTGAAAGAGTGGGAAGTATACTCCTTTTTAGAGCCTGTTATAGTAGAGGGTGTAGCGTTTGCTCACTACTTCACATCGGGTGTTATGGGTAGACCAGTATCAAGTGCAAGTGCTTTATTAACTAAGAAGCACATGAGTTGTGTCATGGGACATGTACAAGACCGCAGCATTGCTTATGCTAAACGTGCTGATGGTATTCAAATGACTGGACTATTTGCTGGTATCTGCTACCAACATGACGAAGAGTATCTAAACAGCCAAACTAATGGTAGTTGGGCAGGTATATGGATGCTACACAATGTCAAGGATGGGGCTTTTGATGAGATGCCAGTGCCACTACAATACCTAAAGGATAAATATGGAAACTGATTTAAGTCAACTTAGTAAGCAAGAGAGAGTATTCGTCTACCTTAAAGAGCATGGTAGTGTTGAGCCTATCGAGGCATGGCGGGAGTTAGGGGTATATAGGCTAAGTGCTGTTATCCTAGAGCTTCGTAAAGCTGGGCATGAGATAGTTACAGAGAGGCGCAACTCACTTAATAGGTTTGGAGAGTTGTGCAACTTCGCTCACTATGTATTGGAGGATAAAGATGGAAATTCATGAAATGACAGAAGAAGATGAAGACCAGTTAAGACGGTTGGGTAGGTATGACCTGATAGACGTTCTAAACAAGCCACACAAAAGCCCTGCTGATAGGCAAGTTGACGGTAGTCCCTGTCTATATTGTTATCCTCATCACGAAAGTCCATCGGATAAACAAGTTGGCGGTAGTCACTACAAGAAGCACAGCATACAGCCGTGGGATATCATCGATGGATACAAGTTGGGATTTTATGAGGGTAATGTATTGAAGTATCTACTACGTGATAAAGGTAATAAGAAAGAGGACTTAGAGAAAGCAGTTCATTACTTGGAAAAGATTATCGAGGGGTTAGACTAATGACAGTACGTACAGTAACACCACAGCTAGATTGGGAAATTCAGGTTTGTGATAACGCTCTTGGGGCATACAGTAAGTATAGCAGCTTTAAAGATGAGGAAATGGCTAACCTAGCCTTTGCTAACTTTAAGGTACGCCTTGTTCAGAAGTCACTTATTGAATTAGGGGAGAAGTAATGGAAGGTTTAGTAGACACAATCGTACGGTGGCATTATGACCGCAACCTTATAGGTGGTTCAACGGACAAAGACCAGTTCCTTAAGCTGATGCAAGAGTGTGGGGAGCTATCAGATAACATCTGCAAAGGTAACAACTTTGATATCGCAGATGACATTGGAGATATTATGGTAGTGTTGATTAACATTGCAGAGCGCAATGGCTTATCATTAGAGCAATGCTTAAGTGTTGCATATAATGACATCAAAGACCGCAAGGGTATTATGGTTGATGGTATCTTTGTTAAAGAGGGTGGTTAGTATGGAGTGGCCTACAGACGAAGAGCGTATTGATACAATAGGACAGAATGGTAATAATGGTCTTCACTACGCAGATGCAAATAAGGCTTTACTTATCCTAGATACTGCTATACAGCGCACCAAGTGGTTTGAGAACGCATTTTACACTATGAATGGTAAGATACCTGTAGATTTAGCCAAAGAAAGAAAAGACTTAGAGTGGCTAGCTAAACAAGTTGAAGAGGAGTTGTAGACAATGAGTGAGCCAGAAAAATTTAGCTGGGAGTTATATCCGTTTCGTATTGATAGCTTTGGTAACTGGATATCGTTTGGTTATCCTATCCTAGGGGGTTGGCTACCCTACCTAGCCTTTAAGAGTAGTGTTGAGTTAATTGAGGGTGGCGAAGTTAAAAGTACAATGCAGTATGTAATTGCCGAGTGGTTTATCAGGGGTTATATGGTAGTTTATAAAGTAAAAGAAGAATATATAGGGGAATAGTATGATAGAGGCTCAACTGTTAGAAACAAAGACAACGTATACCATAGACTATCCGCAATCTATTGCTTATGCAGAAGCACAACAGGATATCTTCTGGACAGCTAACGAGATAGATATGGAGAAAGATTTACATGGGTTAAAGACAGACCTAACCAAGGCAGAGTATCATGCTGTTACTGAGAGCCTGAAGCTGTTTACACTGTACGAATTGAAGGTGGGCGACTACTGGTTAGATTATGTATTCAAGACCTTTAAACGGCCTGACATTCAACGTATGGCTAGTGTCTTTGGCTTCTTTGAGTTGAATGTACATGCCCCATTTTACAATAAAATTAACGAAGTCCTTGGCCTAAACACTGATGAGTTCTATAACTCTTACAAACAAGACAAAGAGTTGAAGACTAGAATGGATTGGCTGGACGATGAGTTTGGTGATGACCCACTGTATAACGTGGGGTTAGCTTCTATGATAGAGGGAGCTATACTGTACAGTAACTTTGCTTTCTTCAAACACTTTCAGGCACTAGGTAAGAATAAGTTAACCAACCTATGTGCTGGTATTAACTTCTCTGTCCGGGATGAGAACCTACACAGTGAAGCAGGGTCTTGGCTATACAAGACATTACTAGAAGAGAGTGGTGAACCACCAGAGAGGTATGAGGGTAAGTTTAAAGAGGCTGGCACTCAGATTTACAAACATGAGTGTAAGATTATTGACATGCTATTCAGTGAGGGTACGATTAAGGGTATCACTGCTGAACAGATGAAGCACTTTGTACAGAGTCGAATCAATCTGGTGCTAGGTCAGTTAGGTGTTGAGCCTTTGTTTGAAGTTAGCCGTGATGTAATTGGTAAGTGGTTCTATAAGAATATAGCTGATGGAGCGTTCCATGACTTCTTCCATAAGCAAGGTAACAACTATAACAGAGATTGGATAGAGGAGAGGTTCACATGGTGAAGTCAATATACGAATGGCTCTTCTTTAGTAAGGCCAGAAGGGAGTGGGAGAAGGAGGAGGCTGAATCTTTTAAACTATGGAGGACTAAAGACTACCCAGAAGGTGTGGCTGAGTACAACAGGCTAGTTGCCAAAGGCTTAGAAGAAAATAGGAAGTGGCTTGAGAAGATTATTAAGGGGTCGGTAGATGACTAAATCAATATACAAAGAGTTAAGTGAAGAACGTAAGCAACTACAAGAAGTAGGGCTACTACCTGAGTGGGTGACGACACCCGCATGGCAACTATTAAAAGGAAAGTATACAACAGATGATTGTCCTGATTTGTATAGTATTTATAAGCGTATTAGTATCTCTGCTGCTAGCCACATGGGCAGTGAAAGGGAACATTACGAAAGAGTCTTTTTCAATCTTTTATGGCGGGGATGGTTGGCTTGTAGCACCCCTGTCTTGGCTAATATGGGTACAACTCGCGGTTGTCCTGTTAGTTGTTCTGGGAATTTTGTAGGGGATAGTGTATATGAGTTCTATGAATCACAAAAAGAAATCGCGGTTCTCACCAAAAACGGGTTCGGGACGTCGAGTTACTTGGGAGGAATACGGGAAAGAGGAAGCAAGATTAGCTCAGGTGGCCTTGCTTCAGGCACACTACCTGTCCTTAAAGACTTCATCCAACTTAGCAGAGACGTTAGCCAAGGAAACACAAGACGAGGAGCATGGGCAGGATACATTGAAATAGAACATGGAGACTTCTGGGAGATAGCTGTATACCTTCAGAATAATCCTGATGACTTTAACCTAGGCTGGATAGTTAGTGACAAGTTCATTAAAGACTTAGACAATGGGGATGAGGAAGCAGTTAAACGATACAAGAAAGCTATGAAGGTTAAGATGTTAACTGGTAAGGGCTACTTCTTTTTTACAGATAAGGTACATGAACAACA